GTCCACCAGTTGCAGCAAGCTGCGCTTTAAGATTCGTCAAGGTTCCAGGGAGAGTGGAATAGTCTTGAGTCTTTAAACCAGCAAGTGTCGCTTTAACTACGTCTGAGTCAGGACCGTACAAACCTTTAGTGTCTTGAAGGAGTTTTTGTCCGATGTCAGTTGAAGATTCTTGTAGGGCAGTTCCAGCCTCTCCTAGAGAAGTCTTATAGTCATCATAGAGGGGTTTTAAGTCTTTAGGAAGTTGGTTAATCAACCCCTTCTGGTATGCTCCTGCCTGATCTATTTGTGAAAATAATTGTCTCAAGTCAGCCGTAGGCAACGATCTGCCAGAGTTGATCATGTCCCCAATTGTTTTCGCTGCCGCTATTGCCGCTACTGCTACTAAAGGTCCCATAATAGTTCTCCCTATATTGCTACGAAATCTGCGCTCTTGAACCAACCTCTTTTTGTCTTAGCCACTAAATAAACTTTTGCCCCTGTGTCAACAATCGAAAGAGTCTGAATAGCTCCATCATTTACTGCGGGGTCTGCTGCCAGCACAAGATGGTCATGTGCTGACTGGTGTAGGTCATCTAACGTCAATTGAAGCGTTGAAGAGTAGTCTATAAGAGACTCCCTATCGGTTGGTCCAGGTGGATTAATGCTACGCTTCTGCGTCTTAGCCATTAGCCAAATACCGTCCTTTTCTTGAATAGAAGGAAGGAACAAAGTTAATGATCGAACAAGGGTATATGTCATCTGAAACGATACGGTACATCAAAGTACGTCCAGACGTTAAAGATGTGGCATCAGGAACAAACAACGTTGTAAAAGCACTTCCACTGTTCGTTGTCGTATACCCTGTAACTCCTGATTCGTTTAGCAGCTCAATCCATGAAACTCCCCGATCTGTGGAGTAATACGCATGAAGAGTAGTCTGTGTATTTAGCCCAGTGACTTTGAGAGCTCTTGGAACCTTCAAGAATAAGTCATTGTCAGAATTCCAGGCTTTCGTTCTAACGTCCATCACAATAGGAGTGCCGTTATTCGTGTCTGCAATAAACCCATTGTAAGTAAGGCCGCTAACACCGTCTGTAAAGTATAACGTATTAAAGTACGACAAGAAGGTTCCAATACTTATGTCCTTCTGTACGCGCCAGTTTCCAAATTGGTCGAGTTGGATAACTGTGTTGTTAGCTGTTTGCCCTACAGTAGCCACAGTTAGGTAGTACGTTTTGTTGTAGAACAGGCTTGAGCAACGAACACCAGAAGCTCCTGTGCTAAGGAACCAGCTCACAGTGACAGACGTAATCTCTGGAACATGGTCAGCTGTAGATGAAAGCACAGATTTCCATTGGGAATACCTTAATGCTGAAAGGTTAGGAAATTCACCGTTAGTGACAGCGACAAAAGAAGCTGCTGGAATGGCTCCTGCGCTTGCTGCTGTTCTGACGTAGAACAACACAGTTCCTGTCCCAGGGTTCAGTTGCTCCCATTGGAAGATGTTGTAGCCAGACGGAACCGTTCCTGAGTCTATGACGCTGCTTGTGATAGTCGATGTAACGTCCCAAGTTAAAGTAACGCTTGCAATTGCAGGGCTAGTCACGTTGTCAGAGCTTGTTGCCAAAGTAATTTTAACTTTCGCCCATTGGTCTAATGCGGCACTCCCTATAGCTCCATAGGAAGAGTAGCCAGAGAACTGAGAAGTAGACGTAGCAATTGTTAAGGCAACTGACGTTCCTAGAGGAATGTTACCTGTGTACGCAAGAGTTCCCCAAGCTACTTTATCAATTGTTGTATCAATAGGTTGAGAAACCCATTCAGCTGCTGTGTCAAATTTGAGCAAAGGCGTCCCCATTGTAGGAACTGTTCTATTGTCTGTCGTAAGTAAACTAGCTACAATTTGCCAATACCTGTAGTTAACTAGAGATAAAGAGTTAGCTCCGTTGGGGTTACTAAAAGACTGAGTTACTGCACCGACCATAAGTGGATCGTTAGAAGCGAGAATAGTAACATCACCACTACAGTTAGTAGGATAAGTTCCTGACTCAGACACGATTGAGCTTACAGCTGTCATACTTCCAGAATCGTATATTGGAGAAGTCCAAGAGCCTAAAGAAACTATAGGCGTTGTGACAAAAGTGTACGATCCTTGCAATTGGACGGCTAATGGAGCCCAAGGAGAAGAGATACCAAGCATCGTGTACGCCACAGAACTAGAAGTCCATCCAGAAGATTTATTTACCCATCTAAAACCTCCTCCATGGTTCATTTCTGCAAGTTCAAATCCCCACCAGTATTTTGTATTTTCTGTCAACGCTAATGATAGACCTGTCAGGTTAACAGTAAATAACTGAGGGGTACTAGAAGGTTGATAAGGCTCTACAAAAGGTATCGTATAAAGAACTGCTCCTGGTGCACCAAACGAATCGTTGTATATCCTAAAAACGCATGAGATGGACTCGGAAGAAAAATCTTCATAGTACGAGAAGTTAAAGCTAGTTAGAGTTCCTGTTCTTGATGGAATGAACTGTTGTGCGTGGGCGAAGGCTCCAAGAAGTGACTTATCAACTCCCGTAGAGCTATGGCTTTCTCCTGTGAAGTCCACAGTAGACGGCAATTTAAGGTCAGTTCCAACAACTTGAACGTCACCACTAAGTGAGCCAGAAACTAATGTAGGAGCAAATTGTGTAGGAACTTCTAAGAAGTCTCCATTTGAAGTCTTACAGTTTGTAAGGCTCGACCCACCAAGCCAGTCAGTATTGGTGCTATACTCCTGCTTGGGATTGATGGTCATTACAGACCCAGGACTTGTCGCAATATCAATTCCAGGTGTTCGTGTGTCGCCAGCAAAATCGGCCTGGCTGGTCTGCACGTTTCTATTAGTCGAGTAGTTAACCTGAGCAAGGTTCAAGTTAACAAGGTCTTGGATAAAGTCTGATCCGTATTCTACGGTATTGCCGTTTGAGTAGTACATCCCTTTGTCACTCAGCCACCATAAAGTAGGGACAGATACAATGGAACGAACTTGAATAGAGCGGTTGTCTACGCAGCCGATAATGTTGCTGATATTGCGGTAAGAGAACGTGTCAGGAGTGTTTCCTTCGATGCTGCCAAAAGAGTGCAAGCCAAATACGTACAGCTTCCCATTGTACACGTAAAGAGCTGTAACAATATCGTCGCTCTGGCAGGTGACAAAGTTATCAGGGTCAACAGTATCAGGAGACCCTGAGTTACTGTAACGAACTGTATTAGGCTCGCCTGTTGGCGCAATGAAGATGCTGTCCAACCACAGAGCAACTTTGCTAAACGTCGGAGGAAGATCATTGTACAATGGAAGCGGAGTCGGGGTTGAACCTATGAGAAGAATGTCAGTATAAGTCGTAGTCGTGTTATCAGCGATTGTGTCTAGAAGTAGGTATACTCCATCATTGTTGTCACGATAGATGTTCCGTGCAGTAACGCCATAGCCGCCCACAGGAATAGCTGTTAATGGGATTGTCTGAGAGCCACCTGACGCGTTTTGAACTGACGACGCAGGAGAACCATTGCTCTCTTCAGAATCGTAGTACATGAACGTAACTTTGTACTTATGACCGCCTACAGGCACGGCCCCACCAGCTGTAGGAGTTCCTGCTGTCGGAGCAGACGTAGGAGCTTGTGCCCCCATAGCCTTTGTCTTACCAGTCGTGAACGTGTAGGTTTTTCCACCGTATGACGTAGCAACATCGTACGTCTGAGGAGCATTAACACCGTTGCATCCATAAGCACGATTCTGATACGTCACCCACTCAAAATTACCCAAGGCTGAGTAGCCGCTTGTAATTGTGTCGAATAGGCCTGTTCCTGTAGAGGCGGTAAGAGTGCCATTGCCAACACGAAGAAAATGCCTTGCTCCACTTTCAAATATCGCTTCGTAGGAGTCCTTAGCAGGTTCAGAGAATGACGTTCTATTCCATTGGACTCCACCTTGACTCTTCTGAATCATACCAGTTTGGTCAGTAACAAAGTTCTTAGACCCAGCCGTAAACATGTTGTCCAAGACCTTGCTGCTATCAGGTTGGTACTTACTGATATAGGAGCCCCATGCCCCTTCGGAACCTGGCAAGTTAACCGACTGTTTATTCATTAGGAATGTGGCTCCAGTTCGTTGAAACTCTTCCATCCACCGTTTGTAGCTGCTGGTTTTACTGTCAACCAGGGAATAATTCTTCCTTGGGACGAATATACTGATCTTCCGTATAAAGCTCTTCCGTAAAGCGAACTAAAAACTAACTGAGGTACTGTAACTGTCCAGATGTTCGGTTTAGTCAATCTTACGCTGAGCCAGTCTTGCAGGAGAAGAATGTCCTGTAAAGCCACAAACACGTTGTGAATTATGACGTTATCCAGTACTGACACGAAGTCTGATAGAGTCCTTGTAACTTCTGCCACCCTAACGTCAGCTAAAGTAACCGAATCAACTAAAATCTTTGTGATGGCTGACGCTAGTGAATCCGCGATTGTCACAGTATCATCTAAGGACTTAGTGCTGTCGAGAGTAATAGCGTCTGACAACACCGTACTGTCTGCTAGGATGCGTCCTAAACCTTTAGTAAACGTCTCTGAAAGAGTTATAGTGTCTGCAAGAGGAACACTCAAATCCTTAATGAAAGAATCAATCAAAGCTACAGAGTCACTTAATGGCTTACTTACAGATAGTACAGAAGCATCTGAGAGAACAGTATTGTCAGCCAAGAGTCTTTCAACGCTACTCACGAAAGCATCTGTCAGCGTCATGGAGTCAG